GCGACCACCTTCTCCGAACCGAAAAACACGCGCATCATCGACGGCAATACGGCTTGCACGGAATCGCGCACATCACGACTGACGACCTGGGAGCGACCATCGACCTCGTTACCGAACGGGTCGCCACGATAGTATTTGGTCGATTCTGCCCGTATAGGCGAGATATCGTCGTCTATGTACTGGATTGCATCGGAGATATAGGAAGCGACCACGGACTGCAGGTCCGCCTCGCTCATCCCTACGCCAGCTTCGGTTTCAGCTTCGTCTATGTAAGCCAATATCTCAGCATCCCGAAAAGTTCACACCAAACCAAGATGGGCCAGGGGCACCGTTCGACCCGGAAGAAGGCACCGGGGCAAACCGTATAGCTGCGGTCGTTTAAGGTAGCCCATAAGACCACCATCCTATCGGGCCAGCCCCCTAGACCACACCCACCAAGTTCCTCCTAATCTTACCCATATGACTACCCGCTCGTCCACCCATCGCGGTTCCAGCCTCTGACGCGAACGTCAGAACGAAGGCATCCGCGCTGTCGGGTGATGCAACGCCTCTGCGCTTCAGATCGGCTTTCGCTTCAATCTTCACTCTGCCGGTAGATGTATAGTTGTAGCGCACAGTAGTCAATTCCGTCTTCAGCAACTCGTCCTTCGGCAAACGCACATCGCGGCCTTCCAGCCAGCTTTTTGCCTTGTACCAGAGTTCGGCACGAAGGTTCAGATAATGCTCACCCATCGCCGGACTTTCGCTGACGTTGATCGCGTAAGCTGGCAACTCAAGCTCTCTCAGCCTGTCGGCCACACCAGCGCCCAACCCGATAGCATCCACGAATATCTCGGTCGGTTTCTCGAAACTCGTATCGTACTCGGCCTTGATCGCGCCTGTCAGTTGCATCGTGTCCAGATTACGCCATAACCGTATCGGTTCGGTGACGGCGTTCCCCTTTCGCTTACAAAGCGCGGACGAATCGGCACCGAACCGTGCGACATCAACGCCCCAGGTCGTGGGTCCGAATTTCGTAGGTTCGACATCGCGGCTGATCGCATCGGCAACCAATTCCTGGGGGATAACGGTATCATCATCACCTTTCGGGAATTCTCCAAGGACACGAACGCGGTAGGTATTCGATTCTTCACCGTAACGCAGCCGACATTCTTCAATGTATTCCTGGGATACGCGCCCCGTATTCTCGCACGATATGTGGAAAGTCTTCCACCGATCAGCGAGTTTGTGGAAAGTATCGTAGAAATAGCCGGTACTCCTGATCGGGTTACCAGCCAGAACCATTGAAGCGTGATGTGCTGACATCGAACCACCGGCAGCTTCGTAGACGGCTTCCGGTACACCGCTGGCTTCATCGCAGATAAGAAGAACGTGATCGGCGTGTACGCCTTGCAGCGCATCGGGCTGTTCGGCTCTACTGGTCTTCGCAGTTATGAAGTTGCGTTCGGGGTCAGCGATCAGTTCTATGCGGTCGGATTTGACGTTGAACAACTCGCGAAACCCGGCTGGTGCCTGTTTCAGCCATGATTTCGCCTCGGGAAGAAATGCATCGTGTAACTGCGCTGACGTAGGGGCGGTGATCACCACCTTCGCATGGTAATGCGTACCGATCCACCAGAGTGCGAGCCAACTGAGACAGCTAGTCTTGCCGACACCGTGACCCGATCTGATGCTGATGCCACGATTCCCCGCAGCTACCGCAGCCATCACCCCTGCTTGCCATGTATCCGGTTCAGCGCCAAGCATCCCCTCCACGAACAGGGTCGGGTCCGCTCGCATCTCTTCGATGGAGGCTTCGTAGTTCACCGATCAGGTAGGTTATCGGCACAATTGTGTGCGCCGACGAATAGGGCCATCAGGAACATCCCACAGATGTTGCCCACCATGACGCCAGCGACGAACAACATGAAAAGATGCACCTATTCCTTGGTCTTCTTCAGCGAAGGGAACTTCTTCTCGACGGCCCTCCTGACCTTCGACTTCTCGCCATCGGTGCCGAACTGCGCTACGCGAGCCAGTGCGTTTCGGGCGTGGCTGAGATCGGGGATCGGATAAGCTCGTTGTCGGGGCAGCGCGAACGTCGAATCCTTCATGCGGTTGCGTGTCTTGGTGGTGAGCTTCGCCATCAGTATCCCGCAGCGCGCTTCGCCGCTTCCAACTCCCTATCACTGACTGCGCCCTTGAAGCGCCCTTCCTTGAGGCCCCCGCCCGAAACATCGACATCACCGAACTTCGCCTGACCGGCGGCGGTGGGACGCTTGGTCATGCCCAGGAGTTTCTTCAGCCTGCCATTCCTCGGCCCACCCTTGGCGACCTGACGCTTCGCAATCTCCAGTTCCTTATCGCTGATTGCACCCCTGAAGCCCTTCGGTCCATTCGCCATAAGTACCTCCTGTTGTCGGAACCTACCCGCTCGTCGCCAGTCGAGTCAAATCACATCCCGCCGCCCCGGCGATCAACCCGAACAGCTTCATCGAACCCACAATGGTGGTTATTAGTTTTGGTTTACTGTATTACTATTGTTCTGGATCTGTTCATAGTCCAGAATTTTTTCTGGGAAATTTGGCGTAACTAAGCCATTTATGGGGCTATCCCACCTGTTCATAGCTTAGTCCTCTAAAAAGAGGGCCTTGCGTTGCCTCATCGTCAACTTCACTCCCTGCACCTCAAGCCAATCCCTGACTGACTCCGCAGTAAACCCCAAACCTTCGATTGTCTCACAAGCCCGTTGCATATCCTTCCGTACCGGATCTCCAACATGGTAGAACTTCATCCGGCCCCGTAACTGCTCGACTATGTCCACTCCGTTGACTGCCATACTGGCTCCTCTCTAGGTGGGATACCCAATAATTCGGGATATTGGCCGATACGTCAAGGCGATATGTGTTGGGCTGTACAAGCACGGGTGGTTGCCTGTAAGCAAGGGGGGGCCTCCCCCCGGCTTGTAAACACCTGTTTCTTCGGGCTATGTTCGGGTCAATAAACGGATGTTTCCGGGCCTAATTCTGTGCCTAATTCTGTGCCGCCAACCGGGCAAGCCTTGCCGCCACTGACCGACGACCGGCAACCGGAACCGGTCGGGTTCGGGTTCGGGTTCGGAACCGGAACCGGTCGGGTTCGGAACCGTTCACGCGCGCCCATATGTTCGGGTTCGGTCCACACCGGGCAGCGTTAACCACCTTCTACAATCCCCCACAACGCCCCTAGCTTGACGCATAAGACACATTAGGGGGTGACCCCTAGTGCTACCCCACTTTGAGATCGAAGGCCCTTAGAGGGGTCGAGTGCGCCAGTCACTAACGAACCGGAAGCTATGGACATAAAAAAAACCGACCCGATCCGCTTAGGGACCGGGCCGGTTGGGCCTAGCTCGAATGCCGACCGGGTTACCGCCTACGCAACCGGCGCATCCGGCACGGGTGGCACTCGCACCGGAACAACCCGAAGAATAGGGTGACCATATGCGCGATCACTTGGACACCTTCCGCGCGTTATACCGAGCGATAGCTTGCGTGTCGAGGGCTTCTTCCGCGCGTTCGTAAGCCATACGTGCCGCCCGGCGCGCCTCGCCCGGTTGCCATCCTACCGGAGACTCATTGACACCACACGCGTCAAGGAAACGCGCCCGGTTGAAATGCTGATTGAAACCCTCGAAGCTATCCGCAAGAACTTCGGAAAGCTTGTCGAGTATCTCGCTCGCGCCGTAGTCAGGGCAAATGGTCAAGCCGGGCAAGTAGCCGCGTTGGGCGTTAATCTGTCGGGCGATCTCGATAAAATGTTTCTTAGTCATTTGATGGACTCCGTGGTGGTATATGCCCGCCCTTCGGGCGTGAGGATGACGAGCTTCGATCCGTGGTAAATTGCCGCTTCGTGACCATGCTTCAGCGTGTGAAAGTACTTGTCAGCTTTCGGGTTCAATCGTAGGCGCGTTAGGCTGCCTTCCGCCTGCAATGCTTCGATGCGTTCGGGTGAATACGCTTGTGCCATCTGTTCGGCGCTTAGGGTTTCGAGGCCTTCACATCGAAGCCATGCGAAGACCGCGCGGTATCCGGTTCCGTTCCGGCAAGCTTCGGCAGCTTTGCCGGTAGGATGCTTCGGGGTTACTTGCCGCAAAACGCACCCGAAGCTGCCCTGCACCTTATCGCCCGACGTTTGGTAGTAGGACCATGGCAAGGCTTTTGAGCCCGGTTTTAGCGAATGTAAATTCCTATGGACGCGGGGCATTAGCGCACCCGCCATTCGGTAGGCAGCAGTTGAATGGTAAAACCGAGCTTTTCGATGGACGTTAGGTCATCGCGTGAAAAGTTGGCGCGCCCCGTGCAGAGCTTCGAGAACTCGCGGGCTACATCGTTCGTCGGTGTGTACAGGGTTCGACCGTAAGCTTGCAGCTCGCGAACCTGTACCGTCGGGGTTCTTGACGCGGACATTGTGTGGCCTCACTTGGTGGAGTGTTGGCAGTGCTATACACCCGGACAGTATACAGGGCTATC